ACCAGACTACAGACCTCGCGCAAGTGGATGTCAATAAGATTGAAGCGGCGAGTAGCAGCCTATTTGTCTCTGGTTGGCGTCCTGCTGTGGGCTGGATTGGGGTTCTGGGTTTGGCTTACCAATTTCTTGGTTACCCGCTAATGCAGTGGGGATGGGCTTTTGGACAGGGAGTAGATATAATCCCAAAGGAACTGCACCCTCCGCCTGATCTTGATGTTGAGCAACTTATGACTCTTCTTGCGGGTTTGCTTGGGTTCGGTGGCATGAGGTCTTTTGAGAAGCACAAGGGAGTGGCAGCAAAATGACGGTTGCGGCAGTCATGACGTATTCGTCTCTTGTGGACGACATCTCAACTTACCTTGAGCGCAATGATCAGGCGACGTTAGACAAGATTCCGCAGTTTATTATGTTCGCGGAGCAGGTCATTGCGTCTGAGATTAAGTTCCTTGGGAACTTGACGGTGGCTGATGGGACCATGACGGCAAACGATCCTGTGTTAGACAAGCCGGCAAGATGGAGAAAGACGGTATCGTTTAACGTTACTACGGGTGGCGAGCGCTACCCGGTGTTCCTGCGCAAGTACGAGTACCTACGAGAGTATTGGCCAGACGACACTCAGACTGGGCTGCCTGCGTTCTACTGCGATTACGATTACACCCACTGGCTCGTGGCTCCAACTCCTGCGGCGGCGTACTCATTTCAGGTGTTGTATTACGAGCGCAATCAGCCTTTGGATTCGGCCAATCAGTCTAATTGGTTTACCCAGTACGCGCCTCAAGCGTTGTTGTATGGAAGCCTCCTGCAGGCGATGCCGTTCCTCAAGAACGACGAGCGCATTCCGGTGTGGCAGGCAATGTACGACAAGTCAATTGCGTTGCTCAAGCAAGAAGATATGACTCGTGTTGGTGATCGTCAAACGGTGGTGAAAGACTCATGAGTTACAACAGCCCATTTACGGGTAACGTTATCCAGCCAACGGACGTTTCCTATGCGTCCTACGCGCTAACGTCCACTACTGGGACCATTCAACTTGAGTGGCCACTGAACGGTAATGATACGGACTATGTTGCCGCGAGGGTGATGCAAGTCAGCACGACTAGCACGGCGTATGAGTTGTGGATGCCACCGGCGAATCAAGCGTCCGTAGGTCAGGATGCGCTGATCTACAACACAGGTGGAGTTACGCTAACGGTCAAGTCGTTTGGCGGCGCAAACTCAATCATTTCCATTCCTCCAACGGGTGGCAGCGCTCAGTACATCTTTATCACGTCCAACGCTACTACAACAGGGACGTGGGGCGTCATAGCGTTTGGGTCAACGACGACAAACTCTAATGCTGCAACGCTTGCTGGATACGGCCTAACGGCTATTGGGGCAACCTTAAACCAGTCGCAGCCGGTAACGACCTTTGCATCTAACTACACGGCGGTTGATTCTGATCGAGCAAATACTTATGTTTGGACGGGTGGTGCGGGGACGCTTACGCTCACGTCGGCTTCAACGTTAGGTAATGATTGGTTCTTCTTGGTTCGCAACGGAGGGACCGGAACTCTTGCGGTAACGCCGAGCGGTGGAGATTTGATTAACGGATCGGCCTCGCTCGATCTGCAGCCGGCTGATTCGTGTCTGATTTCAAGTTCAGGGACGGCGTTCTATTCGGTTGGCCTTGGCAAGAGCACGCAGTTCAACTTCACGCAGTTGACGAAGGCGGTTACGTTTGCCGGATCGCCGTACACCCTGACTTCTTCGGAAGCGGCTAACGTCATTCAGAAGTACACTGGGACTCTAACCGGCAACGTAGTAGTCAACCTGCCACAGACCATTCAGGTTTACTACATCACTAATCAGACTTCTGGTGCGTACACGATTACGTTCCAGACTGGGGTTGCAGGTGGAGCTACGGCGGTGGTTCCTGCAGGCCAGCAAGTTATCCTTTTGTGTGACTCTGTAAACCTCTACAACGCGTCAACGATTGCCGCCGGGGCGTCTACCCTAGCACTGGCCAATGGATCGGCTGGAGCCCCTTCGCTGGGGTTTTCCTCAGAAAGCACAACTGGAATTTTTCGACCGTCATCTGGTGTGTTTGGTATTTCCATACTAGGAAACCAAAAGTTTTACCTTGACGCCAATGGGATACAGGCTGGAATTTTCTGATGACCGCGAAGGTTTTTCAGTTAGATACAAAGGCGGGAATCCAGCGGGACGGGACTGTTTTTGACATGAACTTCTATACGGACGGTCGCTGGGTTCGATTCCAGCGTGGGCGTCCAAGGAAGATTGGTGGTTACGCAACCATTTCGGATCAATTGACCGGTCCTTCGAGAGGTGTGTGGGTCAACCCGTCAAATGGTTTCAATCAAATCTTTAGCGGGTATAACAACGGATTGCAGTCGCTTTCGGTTGACAACAACGGGGTTGGCGCTGGTATCAGCAACTATACGTTGAGTAACTTTACGGCCAGCAACCTCAATCTGTGGCAGTTTGATGGTTTCTACGACGTTGGTGGATCTGGGGTTGCGTCAATTTTGGCTCACCCCGGTCAGAACCTTGCGCAGATTGATGCGACTACAAATACTCCAGTTTTGATTGGTGACATCAATGGAACGACGCTCTCCCAAATTGGGGCGTTTTCTGATGCTAATGCTTATCTAAACGCAACGACGACGGTTACTTTCAGCAAAGCTGACATTCTGATTGGTGCTGGGCAGTCGGTGACTGGGACGGGAATTCCGGCTAACACGACTGTTGTCTCAAAGGTTGAGGCTGCAGACATTCTTTCGTCTGTTGCGGTGACGGGGACTGGTGGGCAGTTATCTTGTGCTTCAACCTCTGGTCTGTTTATTGGCCAGACGGTATCCGTCACCGGAACAACAAGTCCGCAGACGTTGGCAAGCGTAGCAATCACAAATACGGGTGGTGCGTTTTCCTGCACTGCAACAACGGGACTGTACGTCAATCAACCGGTTTACGTTACAGGTACTCAAAGCGGGGTTGCTTTATCCGGGGTGGCGGTTACGGGAGTGGCCGGGCAGTGTTCTTGTACTGCGACGAGCGGGTTGTATATCGGGCAGGCTGTAGTGGTCTCAGGGACTCTTACGGGGACTGCTACTGGCATTTCGACTGGCTTGACCTACTACATCATTGCAACGAACGGCACGACAACTTTTACTTTGTCGGCGACTCCTGATGGGACTGCGATCACAACGACTGCAGGTACGACAACCGGGTTGGTTTTTACGGTACAGCAGTTCACTGGGGTCACGTCAGGAACCACTTACTACATTACGGCAACCAACGGGACTTCGACGTTTACGTTGTCTGCTTCAATCGGTGGACCATCGCTGATAACGGCGACGAATAGTGTGTCTGGGTTGGTGTTCTCGGTTCCCAAGGATACTGGCTTGGTGTCTGGGACGACGTATTACATCATTGCCACCAACTATTCGACCACTTTCACGTTGTCGGCTACGAGTGGCGGATCCGCTATTACTACGATCGTCAATTCAACAACTGGACTTGTGTTTACGTTAGGTTCGTATACAAAGGTAGTGTTGTCTAACGCGGCTACAACAAGCGGCAACTCAACGCTTACGTTCAATAACAATGTATCCGTTTCTGGGGGTGTAGTCACGTTGCACCCCTACATTTTTGTTTACGGCAACAATGGCTTGATCAAGAACTGCGCGGCGGGAAATGCTCAGGACTGGGTTTCTGCGGACGCAAACGAGGTCAATGTAGCGACCGGGAAGATTGTCCAAGGGCTACCCGTCAGGGGTGGCTCAAACGCGCCCTCCGGGTTGTTTTGGAGCCTTGATAGCCTAGTTCGCGTCTCGTACATTGGTGGAGCAGGTACTCCTGCGCAGTATTGGCGTTACGACATCATCACAAGTCAATCATCAATTCTTTCAAGCCAGTCGGCGATTGAATATGACGGTGTGTACTACTGGTGTGGAGTTGACCGATTCTTGTTGTACAACGGTACGGTCAAAGAGATCCCGAACAACTTTAATCAGAATTACTTTTTTGACAATCTGAACTATAGCCAGCGCCAGAAGGTGTGGGCTACCAAGGTTCCAAGGTACGGTGAGATTTGGTGGTTCTATCCTCGTGGCGATGCGACTGAGTGTACTGACGCCATTATTTTTAACGTGCGCGAGGGGGTCTGGTACGACGCTGGCGAGGCTCTAGGTGCGCGTAGGTCCGCTGGGTACTTCTCGCAGGTTCTAGCTCACCCTGTGTCTGCTGGATGGGAAGTAACGGACGCTACGGCGGTGTTCGATCAGTCCATGACGACGGTAAGCGGTAGTGTTTTCATCAATCTGGGCGCGTTTAATACTCAGGTGACGGTTGGCCAAGTGGTTTCGGGAACTAACATTGTTTCTGGCACGACTGTCAGCGCGATTACTTCGAGCGCTATTCAAACGCTTGGTTCGGTTACTGGTGGATCTGCCTATACCAATGGGACTTACAACAATGTCCCTTTGACTGGCGGTAGCGGGGCCAACGCAACGGCTACGGTAGTTGTGTCTGGTGGAGCAGTGACTACGGTGACGATCACGTTGCGTGGCGCAAGCTATGTAGTTGGGGACGTGTTGAGCGCGTCCAATACTAATCTCGGAGGTACTGGCGCTGGGTTCTCTATCCCGGTGACGGCAATCTATGCCCAGACGATCAGACTGTCGGTGGCGGCATCTGGGAGCGGGACGCAGACTTTGACGTTTAGCACGCCTGCAAATTTAATTTCAATGTACCAGCACGAGGTTGGGGTTGATGCGGTGTCTGGTCAGAACGTGGTTGCGATTGATTCGTTCTTTGAGACTAGCGATCTTGGTTGGGTTGCTGGCGGACCTGCGGAGCCTACGATGATGGGTGAGAACCGTTGGTTGAGATTGGAGCGTATTGAGCCTGACTTCATTCAGAGCGAAGAGATGACGGTTGTTGTAACTGGGAGGCCGTTTGCGCAGAGTCAGGATGTTGACTCGGATCCGTACACGTTTGGGCCGAATGTTGGCAAGGTTGATATGCGAGAGCAGCGCCGAGAGCTAAGGTTGCGGTTTAGATCAAACGTGGCTGGCGGAGATTACCAGTTAGGGAAGTTGCTACTAAGCGCGGCGTTGGGCGATGTGAGACCATACTGATGGGTCAGGCTCTGGTCTATGATCCAAGGTTTCATACGTTTGAGTCTTGGGCTGCATTGATGTGTGAGCAGTATGCGGCGCAGCAATTAGAGATCCCGACTGCGACAACGGATTGGAAGACGTGGGGTAACGGCATCAATGCTATTGATGTGTTTGCGAACGAAGCCATCCCTCACACTGAGAATTACGACAACTGGTTTGATTGGGCTGCGGCCTTACTTGGAACAGTAAACCCGGAAGCAGGTTAAGATGGCCCTTCTTATTTTACAAAAAGATTCGACTGGTGTTGCTCCAGCAAGCGCGTTGTCGTCTGTCGCGCCAAACGCTGAATCACAAAATGTTTCTGCATTATCTACGGTTAATTCAGGTTTACCGTCAAATCTGACAACTGACAATACCAATTCAACAGTATCTGATTCGTCAGCTCTAAGTCCGTTGACTTCCGCGCAAGTTACTAACCCTGTAACTCAACAAACCAGTGCGCTGCCTGCCGCGACTCAGCAAGCGACGACGGCTAACAACGTTGCTAGTGACTCTCATTATGGTGATCCAAAATTTGGTTTTTTTGAACAAGACACAAACCAATGGATTCCGTATAGTGATGCTGAAATAGCAAATAAAGCGAATGCAACAACTTCAAATGTTAATAACACCTCGTCAAACAACAACATTATTGATAGATATGTAAATCCTATTGTTGACACAATCACAACCGGTCTAAAGGAAAATTTAAAAACAGCAGATCCTTTGGTTTTTCCAACAGGTGTTGTCTCATCTATTCCAAATTTATCCGGAACAACATTTTTTAATACAGATCGAAGCAATAAACTTGGAACCGCTTGGGATTTTGGAGCAATTTTCCCAAAAGGGGATGAATTTACTGTTGACGCTACAAAACTTCCGCCCGGAAAAACCATAGAACAAGCAAGAGAAGCGGCAAGGGCGTATAAAAACAAAGACTATGAAACATTAAGAAGTTTAAGTCAGACCGAAAGTGGTCCAATTACTTCCGTTCCAAGAAGCCTGTATTCTGTATCTTCAGACCCAAGGATACAGTTAGAGAGTAGTTGGGACTTTAATTCAATATTTGCAGATCCAAAAAATCCGAATCTATCAGCGTTGCCGCGTGGAAAGACCCTGTATGACGCAATGCAGGCGAAGCAGGCTTACGACACAGGGAATTTTGAGGGTTTACAAAAACTAAGTTATTCTCCATCCACAAATATTGCGATGGAATTATCGGGAACAACAAGCGTTCCTACGGAAGGATTCAACCAAGTCACAAAAATTATTTCTGAAGGCTTGGCGGCCAACGGACTTACGAGTGTAAACGACCTAAAATACGAAAAAATACCAAAATATCAAAATGAACAATTACAATATATTGCAAGAACTTCAGTTTACGAAGACGGAACAACTGTTGCTCCGGGGTACTATTTTCAAGGCAAAAAATTATTTGAGCTTAATGATCCGAAAATAGAAGAACTTAAAGCAAAAGGACAGTGGCAAGAAGGATTAATTGATGAACCTGACGGTACTTATCATCAAGTTACAACTCCGGTGCCAACAGGTGGTTACGATGAGTATTGGTATAACCAAGCAACAGGACAAAGAATAAACGACCCACGCAGAGTTGCCATGATTGGCAACGGCAGTATGGGGGTTAGTGGAGGTGATGTATTTTTTGAACTTGGCACAACTCCTGAAGGTCAAATAACCTTCAATCCGTGGTTTAGCAAAAGACAAAGCTGGGCCGACAATGATTTTGGTCAAATTGCAAATTTTGGTCTTAAATTTACTCCGTTTGCTCCTGTTGCATATGCAATTGATGCCTATCAAGCATATAAGAACGATAATCCGTTAGGAGTTGCGATTGCCATTGCTGGTGGCGTTGGGGAACTTGCTGGTTCTAATTTATTTTTACCAGATGAAGTTGGGTCTGATTGGGCGACCTCTGGTGCTGGAACCGCTGCTGCTACCACCCCAACAGATGTTCTTGCTGGGCAGGTGGCAACAGCAGCAAACATTGCCAGACCAGCGCTGATGGCTGTTGATGCAGCATTGAATAACAAATGGGGTACTGCGTTGTCATTGGCCGGGAATTTGGCTGGTGCTGGTAGTACGCCCATTGGAAATACAGGGTTTACCTACGGCGATGCAAGCAAGTTTGTGTCTATTGGTGCCAACATTGCAAATGGAAAATTTGGTGATGCTGCAATTACAGCGGCTCCATATTTAAATAGCCCAAATTTAGAGCTTGCTGGACGTGCTAGTAACTTAATCCAAGCAATTAACACGTATGAAACAACAGGAAATTTTACCCCTCTTTTAGAAGCTGGGAATGCGTTTAGAAAAACCGCATCAAACGTCCTTAATGCAAAATCGGCTACTACTGGTGGGACAACAACCCCAGTCACTGGTGGTTCAACGGATACCGTTAAAGGCGGCGCTGGGAATGACACGATCATCCAGACAGATGCTGGTGACGCCGGAGCAGACGAAATCCTGACGGCTTCCCAAGGGGTTGGCAACGTAAGTGGTGAAGGAACTCAGGTTGCTGGGGCGGATACCGGAACCAAAACAGACGAAACCAAATACCAAAAGTTGCCTAGGCGACCGTCAGAGATGACGGATGAAGAACTAGATGAATACGTTATTGGAAAAAATCCAGAGACTGGTGAGTATCTTTATCTAGGTGTTCATTCTGATGAAGATCGTCAAGATCTCTTTGATGAGTTTTATAAGAGACTTGGGGTAGATAGAAATTCTTCTTCAGGAGGAGATGGGTCTGTAACTGGAGCCGGTACCACAACTGGGCCACAAATAACTTCATTGGTTAGTTTGGCTGGAACCGCTAATGCAAACGAAAATTTAAGAAGAGTTTTAGTTGAAAATGGCGGTGATCTTGCATATTTAGGAGCCCAGCCTCCTAGCGCCCCCGGAACGAGCCCAACGGAAGATACATTTGCATGGAAAAAAACTATACAGCCGGTCATAGGTGGGCCAGACCAATATGAGTTAACTGACTCAACTGGCAAGGTTCTTTCATTATTTGTAGAGGTTCTTCCGCCAAGAATAGAGTCAGAAGACTCGGATGATTATTTTGTTGACGAGAACGGCAATAGGCATTATTACCTTAAGTTTAATATTTCGTCTCCTGACAACCCAAACAAAAAAATTCAAGTCACCTCCGAGCAAGCAAAAGAATTTCTTCCGTTCAGTCTTGTAGACACACTAACAAAAACTACTTCTGAAAGCCAAACAACCAATCCTTCAGCAACTACCGACCCGACAAAAACCGATCAAACCCAAATTGATCAAACAAAAACACCAGAGCAGATTGCCAGAGAAACAAGAGCTAACAACAGCAGCAAGGTTGCAACCCGTGCCAGTGAGTTGATCAATGGCGGATCAAGTGTTAGTTCGGCTTTGTCGCAGGCTGCATCTGAGAGTGGATTGACCGCTGCAGACTACGATCCTCCTTCTTGGGCTTCTTCTTCTAGTGCTTCTGACAGCAATGCGTCAAGCGATGCTGCTGCATCAGGCAGCGGTGCAGCAAGTGATTCAGCGTCCCAAGTGGAGTCTGATGCCTCTAAGTTTATTGCTTCGGGTTCTTCTCCTTCGGATGCTTGGTCGCAGGCTCTAGCCAAGAACGGCCTCAAAGAATCTGATTTGACTCGGCCAAACTGGGCTGTTCCCGGTGGCGGCTTAGACGTAGCAAATCCAATTGGAGAAGAAATTCTGGGTTTTCCCAACCCAGAATTTCCAATCCCGCCCGGAAAAACCGGGACCGGTGGGTTATTGGGTTCCATTGGAACGTCTGGGGTCGTTGGTACGTCTGGTTCATCGGGCGCGTCTGGATCAAGCGGGTCGTCTGGGGGTAGCGGAACTTCGGGTACAACAGGAACCACCGGCACTACTGGAACTACCGGAACCACAGGCACTACGGGTACAACGGGCGCGATCGGAACAACCGGAACAACCGGAACAACCGGAACGACCGGAACGACTGGCACGACTGGCACGACTGGTACAACCGGAACGACTGGCACGACTGGCACGACTGGAACTACCGGCACTACGGGTACAACTGGCACAACCGGAACTACCGGAACTACCGGAACTACCGGAACTACCGGAACTACCGGAACTACCGGAACCACAGGCACGACTGGCACGACTGGCGCGATTGGAACAACCGGCACGACCGGCACAACCGGGTCAACCAGCACAGGAACTGGCACAGGTACCGGAACAGGAACCGGAACTGGGACTGGGACTGGAACTGGAACCGGAACAGGAACCGGAACAGGTACGGGTACTGGCACGGGTACTGGTACTGGAACCGGGACTGGTACCGGAACTGGTACCGGAACTGGTACTGGAACGGGAACTGGCACCGGAACAGGTACTGGAACAGGTACTGGAACCGGGACTGGGACGGGAACAGGAACTGGTACAGGCACCGGAACTGGAACGGGAACAGGAACTGGAACCGGAACTGGTATTGACCTTATAGATTTGAAAGATAAGCCGTCAAGACCTTCTGGACCTTCCGGGACTTTGGCATCAGGCGAAAGCGCATCAACCCCGATCGTTGACGCAAATTTACCTCTGCGTAAAGTTGGAGATCTGGGAAAATACGTTAGTCCGTTGGTTGCATATCAAATGGCCGTCCAAGAGATGTACAACAAGTCTATGGATGAAAAGGCTCGTCAGGAACAGCCAAAGGGAAAGAACTTGGAAACCGATACATCTTTCTGGAGTTATGGACAAGAGAAGCCTCTTGAATCAATCTTTGGTGCGTTTGACAAATTCTTTGGCTCTGAAGAACCCAAAGAAATCAAAGCTGCTACTGGGGGTTCAATTGCTGCGCTCTTGGCGGCTGGCGGCGCATCAAGAACTGGTCGAGGGAGTACCACTCTTGTGCCTCATTCGGGTAAGATGCGAGTTGACTTCCGGCGTGGCGATGCTGTAACGGGTCCGGGGGATGGGCAATCGGACGACATTCCTGCCATGCTTGCGGACGGGGAGTTTGTGTTCCCAGCGGACGTTGTGTCTGCTTTGGGTAACGGATCAACAAAAGCCGGATCGGACAAGTTGTACGAAATGATGCATTCAATTCGAGCACGGGCACGGAAGGCACATCCAAAGTCTTTGCCTCCGCCGGCTAAGTCACCTCTTGAGTATCTGCGGGGTAAAAAATGAGTATCACCCAAGGAAGTGCGCTTCCCAATATTACGACCACTACAAGCGCTACGGTCCCTGATTGGTATACCAACACGGTCAATGCCGGCACGAAGATCGCTCAGGACCAGATGAAGAAGACCGCCGCCGAAGGGCTGGCAGGTCAAGATCCTCTTCAATTACAGGGGTATGCGGCAACGACGGGTGCTGCTAATTCGTATCTTCCGGGGCTGACTTCGGCGACACAAACCGCTGGTCAAGCCGCGAGCGCAATGAATCCTGCTGGCATCCAGCAGTTCATGAACCCTTACATCAACAACGTTACCAACGAGCAGGCAAGGCTGGCCAATCAGAACTGGCAGCGCAACCTTATGCCAACGCTTGGTGGCCAGTTTGTTGGGTCCGGTGGGTTTGGTGGACAACGCTTTGCAAGCGCCCTAGGGCAAGCCGGGGCAGACTTCCAATCCAATCTAACGGGACAGCAGAACAAGTCGCTTGCAGACGCTTACAACAGCGCTCTGACGGGGGCGTACAACCAAGGCAATTTGCTGAACAATGTCGCACAAACGCAAGGTACGTTAGCCGGCAAACAACAAGAACTTGGATTGAAGGGTGCGAGTGCTTTGACGGCGGCGGGAACAGCGCAACAGCAATACAACCAGTCGGTGCTGGATTACGACCTTACCAACGCATTGAACTCAATGAAGGTTTTGAGCGGGTTGACAGTGCCTCAAGGAACGGTCAAGACAGGTCCGGGGACTAGGGATCAGTATGGTTTGTCTGATTTGCAGAAGGCAGGGGTTGTTACTTCATTCCTTGCAAGCCCCAACTTTGATAAGTTGTCAAGCGCGGCAAAAGAAGCGTGGAGATGGTTCAACTCTACTGGCGATAGCAGTAAGCTGACTGGTTTTAATAGCAGTGACATACAAACGCTAAGAGATCAAGGTCTTGATGCTTACAACGACGAGTTCGGTAAATTGGTTATTAATACATAAGGTTAAATAATGGCCAAGCCTACTACTCAGCCAATGCCCCCGTTTGCAATGGGGGACGACCCGGAAAGCGTTAGCGCCAATCAAGCGTACAAAGAAGCAATGGATAAGTTGCTTCAGACGTATGAGGCAAGGAACGAGAAACCATTCTTTGATCCGAAGATGCTTTCTCTTGCTCAGGCTTTTGCGAAGCCAACGCAAACAGGGAGTTTCTTTGAGTCGCTCGGCAACGTCGCTGGTAGTTTGGGAGCTTCTCAAGAAGCGGAGCAGAACAAGGCTGAAGATCTTGCAAGGATGCGCCTTGAAATGGCCGGAATGGGCGTTGGCCAAGCCAACCAACGTGCTGCCATGCAGATGTATCGTGAGGGGGCTAAACCCCCTTCTGCGCCTTCCGGAGTGCCTGTTGAACCTTCCGAAGCTCCACAACCAAAATCTCCGTCAGACTTTGCGTTGCAGTCAATGGGTATTGATGAGCAAGGTATTCAAATTTTTCCTCCTCAGCCGTTGACGCCAGAAAAGCAGTTCCTTGCGGCTCAGGCGTTCAAAGGGGTAAACCCAATGGACGCAAAGATTGCGTACCAAGACTATCTTCGGAAAGACATTGAAATTGCCCAGAACGGAAACGTAATCCAACGCTCAACGGGGCGGGTGTTTGATCTTCCTGATCCGACTCCGGTTAAGGTGCCGTTCCTCACGCTTGGCGGGGAGGAATTTACGGTAAGCAAGACCCAATCAAGAAAACTTGATGAGGCCATAACGTCCGGAAATCAACAAAAGCGTATTGATCTTGAGAACAAGTATCGCGGGGTGGCTCCTTCTCCTGCACAGCTTGCTGCGAAGGTTCCTGCTGCCCCTCTTAATCAGGGGGTGTCAACAGAGCCGGTAACGCAACCTAAAATTATTGCTGCGCCACCGACTACGGCCGCTCCTTCTGTTCCTCCTCCTCCTCCTCCTGCTCCTACGGGGATGAAGTCACCAGCGCAACTCGAAAGGGAAAAAGCCGAAGAAGCGCAAAGGAGGGCAATCTCACAAGCGACGGCTATTGAACAAGCAAAAACCGACATTGGCACAAAGGCAGAAACTGCAAAAGCAAACAAAAAGGATGAGCAAGAGACGATTGTTGAGATAAAGAAGGCGGGAAGGAATCAGGTCAACATTGCTGACCAGTACGCCAAACTTGTTACTGAGTATCCTAACGCTATCGGTACGGCAGCAAAGCCGGGGTTCTTGTCCGCTGGCATCAAACTCTTAGAGAGCGGTGCAAGTCTTGGCGGTGAGAGCGCAAAGGCATCTGCGTTGCAAGAGGCTGTGGCAACGCTCAGAGGAACGCCAGAAGAGTTATCTGCTCGACGGGTGATGATGGGTCTAGCCGCAGAGTATCTGTTCAACCTGCGGTCGTTGGCCAAGGGGCAGGGCGCGATCACTGACTACGAGACGCAGATTTTGTCACGCATCGGGCCGGGAATTGAGGACGATGCGAAGACGGCTCGGTTTAAGGCATCTATTATGAAGATGCACGGCGAGGCTGAGATTGCTCGCGCTAACGAGTACAACGAGTGGAAGAAGCGCAATCAAGGGATGGGTTGGAAAGACTACCTTGGCAGTGAGACTCACGATGAGTTTGCTGCAAAGTATGACAAAAATCTTTCTAAGGCTTACGATATTTACCTTGGACGCAAGCCACAGGCGGCACAACCTTCGGCACAACCACGCCAGACATCAAATCCTGCCTTGGACTTTGCGAGGAGTCTAAAATAATGAGTAACAAACAAGAACTTGCTGATTGGTTGTACGCCAACAAGGACAAGCAAGGCGCCCCTGAGTTTGAGCAGAAGAAAAATCAATTTTTTGCTGTTGATTCTGCTCCGCAGGCGATAAAGGTTCCTCCTCGCGGGGAGACAACGGTCAAGATTCTTCAAGACGAGTTCATCAAAGAGTATGAGCGGCCAGCAGGGACGCCAGAAGAGCAGAGTCGAAAAGAAGCAAACCTTGGGGCGCTAACCCGTGAACTGGCGACGTTGAAAGCGCAGCCGCCAGAGATTGCAACAAAAGAGCCTTCTGTAGAGGAAGAGTCTCCAGCGTTGTCCGGGCTCAGGCAAGACATTGGACAGATTGAAACCAAAAGGCAGGAACAGCAGCCAGAAGATATGCGCTTGAATGCGCAGATTGCCGGTGCTGCGATCGGTGCGGTTCCGGGCGCGGTTCAACAGGCTGCGGTTTTAAAAGACGCTACTGGCCGAGGCATAAGAGGTTCAGAGGGGCGGATTGCAAATCTTCTTGCTCAAAGAATGCAGCCACCCGGTGGCGCGAGCACGGTTGCAGATCTTGCGAATGACGTGATTACCGGAGAAATGCCGCAAGGTGTGACACCTGCGAACATCAATCAAACTGCAACGAGGTTTTACCGTCAGTTTCCGAATGAACTTGCAAACGGAGATATGGCTGCCGGTGGACGCGGGACTTACGCTTACGCTCGCAGTTTCCAATTGCCGATTGAGCTTTCAATGCAGGCGGTTGATCTGAAGGATGCTCAACGATTAGTCCAAGAGCGCCGAGCAGGAACCTTGGCTGCGCAAGCAGCGTTCCCCAGTGAAACTCTTATAGAGAGACCTACCTCTGGCGTGCTTACGCTTGGGGAACGTCGAGAGCCCCGCGCAAGGTTAATTATTGGTGGAGATCAATCTCCCCCTCCTCCTCCTCAGCAACCTCCACAACAACCTCGGTCGGCATTGCCACCCGGCCAACCGCTAACCGGGGCTCCATCGCCTCGTTTGACGGCAGGAACCAATCCGTTCCAACCCGGAAGGCCTGCTCTATTACAAGCGCCTCCCGCAGAAGCTCCTATGCCACCTATGTCTGCGGGGACGCCACCTCCGGGCGCTGCTCCGGGAGTTAGGACGGAACCTATATTAGGACCCGCTGCTCTCGGCGAAGCCCCACGGCCAACATCGGCTACGAGAGGCCCTATACGGTCTGGATTAGATGCGGTGACGGGTATGTTTGCCCGTAACGTAGCTGAGCCTGCACAACGCGTTCTAAGTGCGCTCCCGATCATTCCTAAGACCATTGGCGGAATGCAAACGCTGGGTGGTGGTGCCGAGGCGATAACGGGCGCTCGTCAGGGTGACGCTGGGAAGATTGGAACCGGTGCGGCCGAGATGTTAGGAGGCGGCCTGTCTATGTTTAGAGGGACCGCCCCGGCCGGTATGGCTATCTCAATCCTGACGGAGTTGTATCGCAACGCGAGAACTCCGGAGGATCGTCAAAAGATTATGGATACGCTAAACAAAATGATGTTCGGCGAGCAGCAGACTATGTAACGAGTTTGGGGACCTCTCCTCCCCTGAACCCCGCAGGAGCGGGTTTAGCCGGTACGATTACCGGCTTTTTTTCGCTCTGAGCGAGGACAAACTGCTCAACGATCCGAGCAAACTCCAGAACGTCAACGTACCCATATACCCCGTTAGGGTTACGAGACTTGTCCGTATAAAAGTACAACTGCTTAATCGTGGCGTCGGTTAGGTAGGACTTACTTAACATTCTTAGCCCTCCATAGTTCCCAGCGCAGGATGCTTCCCTGCACAATGCTGCGGTGGGCTGATCCTTTGTACGGGTTCTCTTCTGACGACAGAAAGTCTTCGACTAGATCCTTGTTTTCAAGGAAGAATTCATGACGACTAGCGCTTTCCTGATCGGGGAAGATCTCACCGTCAGAGGTTTGGAATGCGGATATTGGTTTCATTTGTAGTTGTGTTTGAGTTGCCAGAAACGGAGAAGGCACTTGAACTGTTCCCAGCCCCTTACTAGTTCATCTTCGGTCCAGTTCTTGATGACCGTCAAGCCGGGGTGAGTGCGAGATACAAAGATGTTTGCGCACTTGGCTTCTGGGACTCCCAGACCTACTCGGTAGGCCGCAAGCTGCATCAGGTGCTCGTCATACCCGTCAACGTCATCACCGGGTCCAAATTCCTTTGTCTTAACGTCAACGACGACCTCCAAAGAATGGAGATCACATTTCCCGCCAAAGCCAAGCTCGTGGCCAAAGGACTTCTCAGCGATCCAGTCCTGATCACCGAACTCTTCCTGCAGGGCGTCAGAGACCGCTTTAACGTGCTCAAAGTGACGGGAAGGTTTGTTGCCTGAATAGAACGCTTCGATTGAGTTGTGGATGTCCGTGCCTGCCGCTGCTGAAGCCTTAGCAAGTTCCCGTGAGTCAACGAGGATACGGTCCATGTAGGCCGCGTCAGGCTCGTCACCGATCCGTTGCATAGTCAGGGCACTCATGAGTACCTGCTTCTGCATCCACGCGATTAGAGCGGGTTTGGCGGCCACGTTTAGGATCGTGGTAACGGAGGGTACTAGGTCCTTAGTTCTCGCGTCACGCAGCGTTGTAGGGCGGACCCCGGTCTTTCCTACGACTGTGTACATCGGCTCACCGTCTCTGGTGTACCAATGCTCACTTGTTTTTTTCTCGGAAACGATCATTTTCCTTTCCCTGTGATGACTAAAATTATTGTTGCAACGCAACTGACCGCCATGATCTCTCGCTCACCAGCTAACGCTGCGGCGACAGTAATAACGAATGCCGATAGTACGGCCCAATCTCTAAGATTCTCTGGCATTTTTTCTCACTTTATAGAACGCTTTTGTGTTGATGAAAACAACGGGCTCTTGGTCTTGTGAGTCTCCGCGATCGGACCTCCCGCCGAACCCATAAGTACGAGCCACTGCTTCCGTGTCGCAGTAATAGAGGCCATCATCCCACTCCACAATGATCAGAAATGGCACCCCGAGTTCTTTGCCGATCTCTCTTCCGTGTTTCCATTTGTTTAATGAAATCATGAAGGTAGGGTAGCGATCCTTGGGGTTGTGACGGCGCTTGAACTCTGCGAAGGCTTTGATCTCTGGTCCCCTAATGACAGCCCAGACAACGTAGTAGGCCATCGGTAGCTTCACAAACTCCGCGTTCCAGCAATCCTTGAGGTGTGCAGAGACGCGGAGTTCGTTAGAGAGATCCTTAGAACTCTCGTAGAGCGGTCTCATCAGAAGGGAATATCGTCATCAACGTCAGCAACACCGCCGCCAGTGTAGGCAACAGCACTACGACTCTTCCACTCCGGCGACCCTTCGATCTTGGCCCGTAGGTAATCGGAGAACGTCGCAAACAACTCCATGTCTGGCGAGTCAATTGAGAAGATCTTTGCCTCGTTAAAGTGCTGAGGCATACCGTTCTTCTTAACGACCGCTGGGACGGGAGTAATGGTGTTGATGTTTGAGTACTCTTTGCCGTCCGAGCCGGGCGTCTTGATCACGCTGATCATTCCCCATACTCCTAAAAGGTTCTTGAGTTCAAATCCCTTGAGTTCTTCGGGGGTAAAGGCTTTGCCACGCCACGAGGCTAGATCCTGACGCAGGCGAGACTTCTCACCGATAGATAGGGTGTAGTTCTTCGAGATAGACATCGGCTCTCCGGCACGAGTGATCAGGGCAAACCCATTCTCATCGTCACCGTGAACCTCAAACTGAATCATCACCTTGCGCTGGTTCTTCACTTGCCCAAGGTAGGTTGACTCTTGTGTTCCGAGATCAACGATTCTGTAGCACCTTGCAAGGTGGGTTCCTTCTGGCACTGGTTTGAAGGTCGATTCGCTTCCTGCTGTCGCAATTAAACTCATATGTAACTCCAACGGTTTCTAAGATCACTGTTCTCCTGACGCCGGACTTGGCGAGCAGGATCAAATCCTCCTCAGAGGCTCGGTCATTCTCGGCCCGGTGATAGGCCATCAAGGCTTCAAACGGATCAATCATGGGAGTCTCCTAAGAGTGAACGAACTCTAACATCGAAAAGAAAAAGTTACAAGAACTTGTTCACAGAAGAAAATCTCGTGTAAGATGAAGTTTCACAAGGAGGTGAGTGATGACACTCGAAGAGTATTTTTCTGACAAGCACCGAGGCGCGAAGACTGATCTGGCGCGGGATCTAGGCATTTCGTTGCAGTGGCTCATTGCGTTGACCGCCGGCCGCGAGGTCCCATCGGCCACGTTAGCGATTGAGATTGAGCGAAGGACCGGGATCAGCCGCAAGGTTCTCAGGCCCGACTTGTTCGGGGACGTGATATGAAATGGTACAAATTTGCTGCGGCTGAGTACCAGATTAAGACCATCCATCTAACGGATGCCGAGGACCTTGCGTATCGCAGACTGCTTGATATGGCGTATTTGAGCGAGAGGCCGATCCCGTTGGACACGAACCTTGTTGCTCGGAGGGTTCGGATTGATCAGGACATCGTTGAGCAGGTGCTCGCGGAGTTCTTCGAGCGCACCGAGGGCGGGTTCAGAAACCGTCGAGTTGAGGAGGAAGTGAAGGCTTACCAGACGATCATCGAGCGGAACCTTAAAGGTACAAAAGCTGCCGCAGAGAAGGCAGCAGAGCGTGCTGCGCAGGGGATGAAGAGAAGGTCACCGCGAACCAAGAACGAACCAATAAGCAACCATAGTCATGACCTTGATGGAAGCCATGAAGGAGTCCTTGAAGGTTCGTCAGATAGCACCGCGAACCATGAAGGCATCCAGAATAAGAATAAGAATATATCCCCCTTACCCCCTTCCGGGGGCTTCGACCGCTTCTGGGAGGTCTGGCCGAAGTCACCCCGCAAGGTTGGCAAGGGTGCTTGCATCCGGACGTGGATCACCAACGGCATGGACGAGCACGTCGAACGGATCATCTCTCACGTCTCACGGTTGAAGGGCACCACGCAGTGGCTCTCCGGGTTTGAACCCGCACCCATGACGTATCTCAACCAACGGCGCTGGCTAGACGACGACGTTGCAACCACCGCCCTACCCTTCGGGAGAAAAGTGCTATGAGAGCCTCTACAACGTGTTTTCTTAACGGGGGGCTACTCAGGTATCAACCCACGCCTGATCGCGTCTCCTGCGTCGATCTAAGTGCCGTGGAGGGCATATGAACCCCAAGGACATCCTGAGCAGACTTTCCCAAGTGCGGGGACGGGGGGAATCGTGGACGGCTAGGTGTCCGTCTCATGACGACAAGTCACCCTCGCTGGCGATCCGGTTCAAGTCGGACGGGAGGGTGCTGATGCACTGCTTCGGTGGCTGTTCCGTTGACGAAGTTCTCGGGGCGATGGGTCTTGACATCAACGACCTGTTTGATGACGGCCCGGTCCAACGGGGGGAGCAGGTCAAGCCAGCGTTCTATGCGGCTGATTTACTTAGAATTATTTCTGTAGAAAGCCTGATCGTAGCTCTTTCAGCGATTGATATATCTAATGGAAAACCCCTAAGCCCAGACAACTTAGAAAGACTTAAACTAGCGGCAGAGCGAATTTTAGAGGCGACTCATTATGCATGATATTGAGCAGAAAGCGAGGGATCTGGACGCTGCCCGGAAGGTGAGGCTTGTCAAATCTGGCGATGTTGATATTGAGAAGTGGGCTAAGGCTCAGGACATTGGGCAGCACGTTAAGGATCCGATCGGTTGGCTTTTAGAGATTGCAGAGGAGTATGAGCGCCCGGAGGTGAAGGTCAAGGTCACGATGCCGTGGCTCAAGACCCACGGATCGTTTGACTATCGACCCGGTGAGGTAACGATCTACGCTGGCTCCAACGGTGGCGGAAAGTCTTTGATGACGGGTCAGGTTGCGCTAGGTTTAATCAAGCAGCGTCAGAAGGTTTGCATCGCATCGTTTGAGATGAAACCTAAGAGAACCCTGATGCGAATGTTACGGCAATTTGCCGGGTATGAATTTGACCTGCTTGGTTTTGGGGTAGTAGATAAGGTCGCAAAGGCTTGTGTTGACTTCTCCGTCTGGTCTGAGGGCTGCTTGTGGTTGTATGACCAGCAGGGTTCTGTGAATGCACGGCAAGTGATTGCGATGGCTCGGTACTGTGCTGTAGAACTTGGGATACAGCACGTCTTCATCGACAGCTTGATGAAGTGCGTCTCGGCTGAAGATGCCTATAACGAGCAGAAGATGTTTGTTGATGAGCTTTGCGCGGTGGCCAGAGATCACAACATTCACATCCACCTGATTCATCACATTCGCAAGGCCTCGAGCGAGGAGGTGATGCCTAACAAAATGGACATCAAGGGATCTGGATCTATAACGGATCAGGTTGATAACGTTTTCATTTGGTGGCGAAACAAGAAAAAAGAGCGCCAGTTGCAGGCCGGGGACAACACTGAGGTGCTTGCCCCTGATGCGATTTTGATGTGTGAAAAGCAGCGCAATGGGGAAGGAGAGGAGTGGTACACGCTCTTTTACGAGCGCACTAGTCAGCAGTACGTTGAGATAGCAAACCAAGGAGCAATGACGTGGAGTTAACTTTACCGTGGCCGCCGAGCCTAAACACTTACTGGCGGACATTTCAAGGCCGGATGATTTTGTCGGAGAAGGGCAGGATCTACCGACAGTCCGTAATGGAACAGTGCCTGCTACAGCGGGTGGACACCTTCACCGGACCGATCAGGATGGAGATCGTGGCATTTCGTCCTGATAACAGGAAGAGAGATCTAGATAACCTTCTCAAGGCAGCGCTCGACGGGATGGCCAAGGCTTTGGTTTACGAGGATGACTCGCAGATCCGGGACTTGCGGATCCGTTGGGGCGACACGATCGGCGGAATGTTGAAGATCAACATTGAGGAGATGCCGTGATTGATCCTAATGACGCCGTTGAATTCATTTTCAAGCAAGGGAAGATCTACGCGAAGGCGAAAGCGGAGCGGATCTATCTTGAGGAATATCGTAAGAGTTTGAAGGCAATCCTGATGAAGGGGAGCCTAGAGAGTGCGGTTAACGCGCAGGAGAGGGATGCGTACAGTCATCCCCAGTACATCACGCTGCTAGAGGGTTTGAAGGCGGCGGTGGAGACAGAGGAGGAAGTGCGCTGGGCATTGGTCGCCGCACAAGCAAGGATTGAGGTTTATCGTACACAACAGGCGTCAGCACGCCATGAAATGAGGGCTACGTTATGAAAGATCAGGCATGGAGAGAGTGGTGGTCAAAGGCTCGCGGTGATGCACCGGTGGGTAACTATGACCCGCGAGAAGAGCACATTTACAAGGGGTGGTCTGCTGGTTGGGATGAGGCTGAGGCTCAATCTCAACTTGAGATTATGCACCTCAAGGCTCAGTTATTGAGAGTTGGGAACCATGAAGGAGCCTACAAGGCTGCCTACTTGGCTGGCCAGATGTCGGTGAAGGAGAAGAAATGACCCATAACTGTCAGCAGTGCCGAGTGAATCCTGCAAGCCACAAGGTTCCAACGTCAAACGGTAAGGGGTTCCGTTGGAAGTGCGAGGCTTGTTTTAAGCGACTAGCCCCGAGCGGGTTCAAGGACAAGATCGCATGAAATACAAGGACATCAAAGACTTTTATGAACGGTGCGACAAACATCCAGATCATCAGAGCGGCATGATTTCCTACAGGATGATTGAACAGCGACTGGAAGAAGAGATTGAGGAGTTGCGCCAGTACATTGAACAACGCAAATGGGCAAAGCTGACAAATAAAGAGATAGAGGAAATATGGGACGCAGACACAACACCTGAGGACACAACTGGTAGTTTGTACTATGCCAAGTTACTAATCAGGAAAGCAGAAGCCAAACTTAAGGAGAAGAACGCATGATCGTCGGCGGCAAAATCATCAAAAACTGGGACAAGTCCCAGATCTCAACGGCTTACCAGAAGCCTAACCAGTTCCGCATCATTACGTGGGACATGGGTCGTATACAGAGCTGGCTGCTTGGCCAGAAGCCGTTAGCTCGCAACCTAATCGAGAGGGCGATCAGATGAAACGATTGATCTGCTGGCTACTTGGCCACAAGAACGTCATAAGTTGCATTGATGCGCACTACCGTTACACCCATGATAGGTGCCAACGGTGCGGCGCTAATCTACCGGCTGGACAACACAAATTCTATGAGGATTGGTCATGAGCGGAGGATATTTCAACTACAAACAGTTTGAGTTGCAACGGATCGCGGACGAGATTGAGCAGCTAGTTTTGGAAGATGCACGCCACGACTGGGACGACAAACTCCATGAGCAGACCATAGACGAGTTTAAGGAGGCGATCAGGCTCCTGCGACGGGCGTATATCTATGTTCAACGGATCGACTGGTTGGCTTCGGGCGACGACACCCAGCATGAGTTTGCCCAGCGTCTGCACGCACAACTGAAGGATCACGATGTTTAATCGATACGACGGCGTTTACAGCGGCGAATTCTTGGGTTCGTTGCTAGATCAGGTCAAAAAGTACGGCTATGACTTCCTAGCCTTTTTGTTAGGGGACGGGCAATGAGAGACGAAGTAGTTGAAGCTCTGCGCAACGCAGGTGAGCTAACCCTGCCGCAGATCAAGGTAACGGGCAACCGACGAGCCTTAGTAAACCTGATGACGAAGATGTGCGAGGAAGGGGTCATTCACCGCCGGATAGTGTCGGGGCCTAAAGGCGATCTCTGGGCATATATCGCAATAGACACATCGGGTCCGTACCTGCGTGGAGAACCGGACTATTGCTATCACTTACGGACGTTAGGAAAGCCGATTGAAAACGTCGGAGCGTGAGCACCTCAGCCGGGTGGCGGCACTCGGCTGCATGGTTTGCAGGAGACTCCACGGTCCCCATGATCCCGGTCCGGTAGAAATCCATCATAAACGGGCCGGGACGGGGGCTGGGAGACGCGCTAGTCACTTTGACGCCTTCGGTTTGTGCGTAGAGCACCACCGAGGCAACACGGGCGTACACGGGCTAGGAACGAAGGGTTTCGTTAAGCACTACGGGTTCGATGAGGCCGATCTTCTGAAGGACGTGCGTGATCTACTAGGGGAAACCCTAGGTTAGTAATATTTTTGCCGAAATCTCACACAAAAGATTTTAGCTGTGAGACTATCTGTTCATGCACTGCACTTCGCGGGGCACAACAGAGAAGGAAAGCGAATCATGAACAACGACCTGCAAATCAACAACATCGACACCCTCGGCGCACTGCTCGCACAGATCGCTGACCTAACCAAGCAAGCTGACGCGATCAAGGACGCCATCAAGGAGTCCGCGAGCGCAGGCGGCGACAAGGTTGTGGAAGGTGCTCTGTTTAAGGCTACTTACGTTGAGGCAAACCGCGAGACGTTCGACAAGGCTAAGTTTGTCAAGACCTTCGGTGAGGACGTGTACAAGCAGTTCACTAAGGTCTCCGCAGTGTTCTCAGTCAAAGTAACCAGCAAGTAATCAGGAGCCAGCATGAGCAAGACACTCAACACTCTGCTGGCCCAACGGGGCTGGATTTCACACATTGACGATGAGCGTTCAGAGGGCAACAGCATCATCGTGACCCTCAAGCCTGATTGGTTTTTTGTCTTAGAGAATTCAGGCGGCGTGCGTGGTTTTGATACCGTCCGAGAAGTAGAGGAAGGCACCCGCAAAGGTGCCGTGTACAAAACAAAGTAAACCAACCGCCCTCGAAAGGGGGCATTTCAACGCCCACTGGGCATCACAGAGGAGGCCATCATGGCTAGTTACGAAGAGCTAAAAGCACAAGCAGACGCAATCCTTAAACAGGCAGAGGAGATGCGTAAGCAGGAGAACCGCGAAACTATTGCTGACATCAAGGCGATCATCCGCGAGAAGGGAATCACAGCAGAGCAGCTCGGCTTTGCCCCTGCGGGTAAGGGATCGCGCAAGCCAGCCCCGGCCAAGTACCGCGATCCGGTATCAGGCCAGACTTGGGCAGGACGTGGCCGCACCCCAAAGTGGCTCAACGGCAGCCGCGAGCAGTACGCGCTATGAGCGAGTATTACGAGGGAATGAAGGCAGGGGAGACCCTGATCATTGCTGAGATTGAGCGCCTTGCTGGCGGGGCTGAAACGCCCCAAGAACAGGCCATCCTGATCAGCTTGCTCAACCACCTGACGCTCAAGTATCCGGAGGCGGAAACAGTCTAAAAATATTTTTACAAAAGGGGTTGTGAGCCCCTTTTTTTGTGTATACTGACTTCACTGCACTACAGCAGCAACCAGCGAAGGAGAAGAGAATGAAAACTGCAAGCCGCCTAGTCAACGTGATGGACTACCACCCAACGATCGCTGAGGCGATCATCGAAGACCGCTCACGGCTTCTCGGGACGACAACCCACAAGTGTTTCTATGTCTTCGACGAGGACGATAGCGTGATCGTGCGGGACGGCAACGGGTTCTGGTACAGCGAGACCCTTGAGTGGGCGCTTGACGAGATCGCTGAGAACTGGCTCTAAATCAACCCGGCTTCTACGGGGGCTACGAGGAGGAGACCAATGCGTAAGCGTAACCCTGTAGTCAGGGACCTGATCCAGCGGCCTCCTCGTGGGGCCGGCAAGCACAAGGACCGGCGTGCGAACCAAGGACGAACCAAAAAGGATCCATCTTGGTTCCATGAAGGTTCCCGTATGGATGTAGCATCAATCAGAAATGTCCTGTAAAATCAACACTCCAACGCAATGAGACTGGAATATGTCGGACGCGCCGAAGAAAACACGCAAACCGAAGGCGATCACGCCTAACCAAGCCGCAAAGATCGAGGGCGCATTTGAGGCCGCAATGGCCATAAAACGCCAGCAGGAGATGATCACCGCAATGGGTGGCACTCCAGTACCAACCACGCCGCAAAAGACCACTGGAAGACCATCTAAGTACAGCTCAGCCATAGCACAGGAGATCTGTGAAGGATTGGCTGAAGGAACTCCATTGAGAGAGATCTGCCGCAGGGATCATATGCCTGAGTGGCGTACTGTTTATGATTGGATGGGCCGCGACGACGCTCTATCCGCAGCCATCGCGCGAGCCCGTGATATTGGCTACGACAAAATGGCCGAAGAGTGTTTGCAGATCGCTGATACGCCTGTGCAGGGCAGTAAGATCGTTGAGACTGATGACGGGAAGGTCATGTATACCCGCGAGGATATGCTGGGCCACAGAAAGCTCCAGATCGAGACCCGGCTGAAGTTGCTGGCCAAGTTTAACCCTAAGAAGTACGGGGACCGGGCGATCCTTGCGGGTGATGCAGACAACCCGCTGCAGGTGAACATTCAGGCGACTGAGATGTTCGATAGCATCCTGAAGAACGCTGAGATGACAAGGCAGATCGAAGAGTGACCTCCCATTTTCACCCCTGTTTTGGGGGTCAAAGTGGGAAATTGTCTCGATCGCTCGCCGGCCAGTACCGATGAAAGTGGGAAATGCCCCTAAAAGTGGGGGTAAATTGCCCCCCGACGTGGTTGAGATCCTCAAGGATCCGGAGACCAAGCGGCAATTCCTGACCCTGAAGCCCGAGCAGCAGGTTGCTTGGGCGTGGCGCATGAGGTGGCTTCAGCAGGCGCACAAGCATCAGATAGCCCCGGCTGGAGACTGGTACTCGGTTTGGTTGCTTCTGGCGGGGAGGGGAGCGGGGAAGACCCGTACAGCGGCGGAGCAGATCTCTTGGCTGGCGTGGACCAACCCCGGTACCCGATCGCTTGTAGCGGCTCCTACGTCGAGTGATGTGCGCTCGACTTGCTTCGAGGGGGACAGTGGGCTGATGAGCGTGATACCGCAGGCGCTGATCGCGGACTACAACAAAGCCCTGCATGAGATCCGCCTGACTAACGGAAGCCTGATCAAGGGGATTCCCGCTAGTGAGCCTGAGCGCTTCCGAGGTCCACAGTTCCATTTTGCTTGGGCAGATGAACTTGCGGCTTGGGAATACCTGCAAGAGGCGTGGGATCAGATCCAGTTCGGTTTGCGGCTAGGTCAGCGCACAATCATGATCTGCACTACTACGCCGAGGCCCAAGGACCTGATCATTGATCTGATCGGCCGGGACGGTGACGACGTTGCTGTGACTACGGCATCGACGTATACCAACCTCGACAATTTGTCCGCGAACTTCAGGAAGCAGATCCTGCAGTACGAAGGGACGACGCTAGGCCGGCAGGAGATCTACGCAGAGATCATCGACCCCGAGGAGGGCGGGATCGTCAAGCGGGAGATGTTCAAGTTGTGGCCGGCCGGCAAGGAATTCCCGAAGTTTGAGTACATCATCCAGAGTTATGACTGCGCGAACACAGACAAGACCGCGAACGATCCGACTGCCTGTATCACGTTCGGCGTGTTCAAGCCGTTAGATGGCCCGATGGCCGCGATGGTGATCGACTGTTGGCAGGACCGGCTGCAGTACCCGGACCTACGCCCGAAGGTCATCGAGGAGTACGAGGCAGTATTCGGCGAGGGGAAGGAGAAGAAGCGCGTGGACCTGATCCTCGTGGAGGACAAGAGCGCGGGGATAAGCCTGATACAAGATCTTCAACGGGCGCACCTTCCGGTTCGGGCGTACAACCCCGGCAACGCGGACAAGACACAGCGGTTGAACATCGTGTCCAACATCATCGCCAGAGGGCGGGTATGGATACCGGAGAGCAGCCAGAGAAAGGGATACGTCCGGGACTGGGCAGAGGGATTTGTATCGCAGATCTGCAGCTTCCCTGAGTCAACGCATGATGATTTCGTTGACGCCTGTACGCAAGCTCTGCGCTTCCTGCGGGATAGTGGATGGTTGGATATTGACCCGCCGCCTGACGATGACTGGGACGAGGATGACTATGTGGACAGTGGCCGATCGCGTCGGAGGGAGAATCCGTATGCGCAATAAGGCTGTCATAAGGATGAGGGAATACGCAAGTAGACTTCTTGTGGGCGACGTGCCCTACTCGAAGGAGGTGATCATGGTGGGTGGATTCTTTGATGGCGACGACAAGTCGATCGCTGTTGTAGCAGAGCGGATTGAGTTTGAGGCCGAGCATAATGTCTCGGAGTATTCAGAGCAGACGATCGAGAACTTCAACTTGACGGTTGCGTTGCTGAATTGCGTCGGCGATATGGTCAAGCGTATTGACTACCTCCTGAATGGGGACGAAGACGAGGACACGTTTCTCGCGCTTTGGGCTGATCGTTTTGGCGCTGACGAGTCCGAAGATGCCGAGGATGCTGAGGAAGAGGATGAAGAAGGCGAGTTTGACGAGCAGACCGACGCCTAATTAACGTCGATCAGATTACCCCGGAAGTCCAGCATCCCTTCGGAGTGCTTCCGGGCAATCTCTGGCCACAGTAGTTGGCTATCGCGGATCGTTAGTACCGCAAACCCAGAGCGCCAGTTGGCCGGGTTATCTTCCATGTAATCGGAGAACTGTGGGCCGTCGGTGTCCGCCAATGTTCCGGTGTCTATGCCGAATCTCGTGCCGTTATAGTCATCAAACGGGGTGACTTTGAGGCTGTGCAGGTGCCCGGTTACGATTGACTTGCCGCTACCTACGGTGTTGTTGTGGGTAGCGTGAACGCCGTTCTTGTAGCGGTGCTTGACCACTAGATTTGGAGTAGGCCAGCAAGTCCAGCAGGGAGTCCACTTAGGGAAGTGGTCTTTAAGGGTGAGGCCTTGGACCCCCTCAAATTCGGGCACGAACGAGCTTAGGCGCGACTCAAACCTAGCGTCATGGTTACCTAATGGCCAGACGAGTTGCGTGTGATGGCGAGCCTTGTGGCAGGCCTTCTCAATCTCGGTCATGGCATCTTTGCAGGCCTCTAGTTCTTGTTTCACGTTTGGCCTCTGGCTCCAGCCCGATCTTGGGTGCCGGCTGATCGAGGCCCCGTCAAATATGTCGCCGTTAGCGATGACCATGTGGGGCTTTAAAGTCTTTATAGCCCAGAGGAGGCCTTTAAAGGCGGTTGTGCGGATGCCGGGCCAGAAGTGTGCGTCGGAGAAAACGAGGATGATGCCGTCGGTCATGCCGCCGACGTGGCGCATCTTAGTGAGGTGGAGCTTGGAGTCGAACTGAGCGCAGGACGGGTTTTGGTTTTCTGAGGGAAGGGAGATGTGCAGTTTCTTTTCGATTGCTCTGCGTCTGCCGTAGACGTTGCGCACGGTAATGCCGACCTCGTCGGCGATCTTCTGGGGGCTACGGAGCCGCTCCCAGAGTTGGATGAACTCATCGTCGGTGATAACCATAGCGTGCCCATGTGTTGTGCAGACCGCTTGATATCAGAGGATAGTATGGTTGTCTAGCGCAACATGAAGACACAAGGGTATTGACAAGATGCACTTAGATGGACTAAGGTTGCGGAGTTGGCCGTGGAAAGCCAAGAGAACCGCTAAGAAAGATCCCGCCCCGCAAGGGGGCACGTCCACAAGATGTGTTTCCACCGGGGTCTTCCTTAGCGGTTTTTTGTTGTCCACAGTTTTCCCTTGCCATGCGGTACGTCGGTGGTGGCATTGAATAACCCCGTTACACGAGCGAGCCAGAGCGGGGGCGGTGGGCGAATCCAAGAGCCGGGTGGTTGAAAGAAGTCTGGGATGCTGTGCGATGGATGGCTCCATACGGAAGGAAAGCGGGTCTGTGCTTAACGGTATGGGCTTGCTATGCTCAGAATTCACCACCGGCAGTGCGAAATTGGAGAAGTAGATGAGGAAGATTGCGATCTTGGTTCCTTCTTATGATGGGAAGGTTGCTTGTGGATTTTCGATGGCGATGGCGGAGATCTTCAGGTTTGCCGGGCAGATGGAGGGGATTGAGATCTTCCTGCGGTACTGGATGTACGACTCGTTGATTCAGGTGGTGAGGAACCGGTTGATCTGCAATGCGCTGGATGACGGGATGGACGAGGTGGTGTTCATCGACGCGGATCAGGAGTTTACGGCGGAGACGTTCTTTAGGGTGATCAGCCATAACGTGGATGTGGTGGGCGTGCCGGTGAGGATGAAGACTGAGGAGGAGCGGTACAACATACGGCCGGAGAGCATGGAGGAGCACCGCTGGGATCCGAAGTTGAAGTTGCTGGATGTGAGGGCGATCGGGACTGGGTTCTTGCGTGTGACGCGGCCGGTGATGGAGGCTGTGGCCAAGGCGAGCATGGAGTACAACGACGGCGACAAAATGCGCCGGATGATCTTTGAGATCCGGACGCTGGATGGGTGGATCCAGTCGGAGGACTTAGTGTTCTGCCACAAGATCAGGGATGCCGGGTACACGATCTACGCGGACATTGAGGAGACTTGCAAGCACTTTGGTACGAAGTGTTGGAGCGGAGACTTCAAGGGGTATTTCAAGGATCGGTTCTTAGCGTGACTTGACAGCCTAGGCGCGATATGATGGCGGATCTACGCAAGAGGCGGCTATGGATCAACGCAAGCAGATTGTTCGGGGATTGTTGGATGAATTCCTGACGGCAATCAGGCAGCCGGACAAGACCTCGATTGTGCCGGCACCCAATCGTTGGTTTGCCAAGCCTGAAGACTTCCCCCATCAGCAGCCAATGATTGAGAGGGCGCTGGCCGCCAACAATATGACGCGCAGTGATTTCCCTCATGGCGCATATTTAGATCCGCGAACTGGCCAAGACTTAACGGGCCGGATGATGCAAGACGTTGGCGCGGTCATTGATCCGAACACCGGTCGTCCGGTTATGTCTGGGCGTGAGTCCGGGCTGGAGAGTTTTGCTGAACTTGAAAAGAAGTTGGGCAACCAGACGTTGTCCAACCTTGTGCGGCGTTCCAAATTCAAGCCGCTCGGCGGTGATCCGCTGCTCAACGACATTCCTTTTATCACGACGGTTGAGTCGGGGCCGCACTTTTATGGCCTTGGGATGGAGTATGCGAGCCCTACGCAGTTGTTTCAAATTCAGCGCGGGGACAACCCTCACCTGCGGCCAAAGAGCCGTGGCGACGTGTTTGGGATGGGCGAGGTAGTTGGCCGGATGCAGATCGGCAAGGGACCTGAGCATGACGTGTACGAGAAGTTGTTCGTGGCCCCTCGTGGTTCTGACGTACCCGGCAAGAAGTTGAGCAAGGCAGAAGGCGGAGAGGTTCAGATGGGCTCCAATAAAAAAATGCCAAACGATGAAGCGGCATTTAAAAATTGGATTCGCGGCACGGATTGGTTTAAAGAGTTTAAGGCTGAGTACAATGAGGAACCAGACTTAGACACTAAAGACTATGATTACAGGGCTGCGTGGAAAGCTGGCGTGCAACCTGAGCGCGACCCATATGACAACAATCGTTTTCACTGGCCTTCTTCCCTGCCAACGGGGGAAATGCTTAAATCGGCAGATCATCCTACGGCGTGGAAAGAATACTTTATGCGAGAAACAGGTGTAAACCCTGATGCTTTAGGATTAAAAACACCAGAAGACGCAAACATTTTTATAGAAAACATTTCTAAAGGGCAAGAGAAAGCCGCTGGCGGCGAGGTCCACATGGCTGACGGTGGCGACCCGATGCTGGCGGACCTGATCGAGCGGTACAACACCCCTCGAAACAAGAGTCGGTACAGCGCTGGCATCTTTGACAGCAACGCGCCGGGTGAGGTTAGGTCTGTGACCCCAACGGTGAAAGAGCGCATGGCCAGCGGTCTGCAGGCCGCTATGGAGTCCGCAGGATCAGATCGATACAAGGCTAGGCAGCGAGCCCAAACGATCCTTGGCGGCCCTAACAGCAGGCTTCCCGGCGGGTTTGGCGTTGCGGACATTGGCGCAATGGTCAACCCTGTCGTAGCGGCTGGGATGATCCCGTTGTACGGCGAGGCCGCCATGCACGATCTGGCTGGCGTACCTGATGCGATCAAACGCGGGGACTACGTTGGCGCTGGCGTAGACACGGCGTTTGGGTTGGCTGATGTAATTCCTGCGGTTGGCCAAGGGAAGCGAGTAGCCAAGGGACTTGCCAAGGGCATCAAGGATGCGGCAACCAGCGATGCTGGGTACAACTTAGCGCAGAATGTGTTGAAGGCCACAGGGACTGCCCCCGCACAAATCATGATGGGTGAGAACTCCAAGACGTGGAACCATGGCAACGCTGCTTTAGCAAAGCATATGGAACTCCAAGGGGCAGACCCACTCGATATTTGGCAAGCAACCGGAACCTTCCGGGGCGCTGATGGCAAGTTGCGTCAGGAGATTCCTGACTTTGCGATGGAATACAACCCTAAGCCTGCAAGAAAACGCCAAACCGATAAATATGAAAAGAGCCGGGATAGGTCAATGGCGGCAGCGACAACCCCTGAAGAACAACAGAACGTAAGGGATTATTACAAAAAAGAATTGCAGGACATTATATACAATGTCAAAGGAAAGACATCTGAGTTTATTGATCATCCTGAACTTAGGGCTGCGTATCCTGAATTGTTTGATCGGCCATTCAAACAGCTAGACCCAACCAATCCAGAATACACCGCGGCTGAAAACACTTCTGGTTTTTTCCAGCCAACAACAAAAACAATTGTTGTAAACGGCGATTTTCCAGAACACACCAAGCGAGACACGGTGTTGCATGAACTGCAACACGCCGTTCAGCAATTGGAGGGCTGGCAGGGCGGTTCTAGTCCGGCGCTGATGGCAATGCACATGGCGGACAGAGATGCGTTGAAGTACGCTGCTGAAAAGGAAAATGAATTATTAACCCTTTTGGCTCCAAAGGCAAAGATTCGTCCGTTGACAGAACAATCTTTGAAAGACATTGAAGGCAAACTTGAAAAGTATAAACAACTTGAAGGTATAGATGACCCTTTCAAGGCATATGAGCGTGCTGCTGGCGAAGAAGAAGCCAGAGCGGTTGAACGTAGAAGCCGTTTGTCTGATGAAGAATTGAAAGAGTGGCATCCTTCGGAAAACTACGATACTCCGTTCTCTGAGCACATTACCGACTTTGCCACTGGCGGTGCGGTGATGATGGCCGGCGGGAAGGACGTTACCAAAGAAGCAATTAAGCAAGGCGTCAAGAAAGGGATAGATGCAGTTGGAAATTTTTTAAACTCAATCAATCCGAACGACGCCATTGCAAGAGAAGCCGCTCGTTTGCAAACGGTAGCCAATCCAATCAAAGCGTCTGAAGCCCTAAGTCCTTACGAAGGGGCCTACCTTAAACTTGTGCCGTATGATCGGATGAAAGTTGATTTGTCTGGCAAAGAACGAGGTGGCCCAAACTTTTCAGGCATTCAGTTGGTTGACCCGCTGTATGCAAACGCGGTGTCTGGGGTTACAGATAAAAAAACCGCAACACGGCTAATAAATAAAAATCAAAACGTCCCCGAAGGCGCTTCTGTCATATGGACCCCTTCTGTTGGGTCGCCAATTCAACACAGATCAAATGCAACAATGTTTAATAAGTTTGCAGATGAGTTTGATTTGGCAAAGTCTGGTATCGCGCCTGAATTAATAGAGGAAATGAACAAAGCCGCAAGCACCGCAGTTGACAAAAAGAAAAGATTAATTTTTCCACAAGGCATGGACTTTAACGCTCAAAATTACAGAAAAATTCCACAAACGTATGATCAGCGCAGGTTAGTTGCGGATATTTTTTCCGGAAAGGGGGTTGGGGGAAAAAGAGGACAGACAGTTGCTAACTATGATCAATTAATTTTAGACAATACAGACCCTTTGTTTGTTGATGTTCCGAATGGTAGCATTGGGCCGCGTTTGTTTACTTTAGACAACAAATTTGAAATACGCCCAGATTTGCACAGTGATTATCCATTTGTTTTAACCGGAAAAGATCTTGGGGTAACATATACTCCAATTCCAAGAGAACCTGTGTTTACAGATTTTGCAGAAGCAGTTCAAGCAATTAAAGAAAGGCCTGTTACTGCAATGGATTTTGATAGGGGAGATCCAACTCAATTAATTCACAGAGAATTAATTAACAGAATGAGAGATGAGGGTCACGCCGAAGGTGGCGAAGTCCATATGGACAAAGGCGGTGCGGCAAAAGACGCGGTAAAAGCAGCGGTCAAAGATGCAGCCGAAGCCCTGCGTGGTTACATTGACCCGATTTCCAACCGCATTTCGGATTGGAACTGGCGGCCAATGTCGGATGTGCGCCAAGACGTGCCGTTGACTGAGATCCCGGAGTACATTCAGGGCGGATTTGGCAACTTCATGGCAGAGCAGGCCAAGCGTGCTGCCGAAGGTAACTTAAACGCACGGGATCTGATCAAGGCGTACACCATCACCCGGTCAAGCGTAAACCGTGGCGGATTGCCGTATAACACTGCAACCAAGACCGGGATGAAGTTGCCGCGCACCACAGAAAAACTTGTGCGCCCAGAGGGGGCGTTTGCGGAGTGGCTTGGATCAAAAGCAGGCCAACGGTATCTAGACGATGCTGTGCTTGGCAAATTTGACGAGAAAGACCTCGAAGATATGGTTACCCGGTTTGGTCCGTTTGGGATGCCTGCGGTGTTGGCTGATGACATGAGGTACGCGGCAAGGACTTTGTCGCCAAAAGGGGCGACCATTTCTGCTGATGTGACTGCACCTGCTGATGTATACCGGGACACTTCGCAGCAAATTAGAGGTATTGGACCGGCCAAAAGCGGGTTCATGGCTTCGTTGCTTGGCCGTGGAGATTTTCCAACTTTTGACGCTAGACAAATCAACCTTCACACGGGGGAAGGTGGAAAGCAAGCCAAAAAATATCTTGCTCGTGGTTACGGCGAAGGCGGAGAAGAGGCGGTTGCTCGATTGGCCGATCGTCAGCGTGCAATGAATATGTCGATTGATCCTGCGTTGGCCCCGTTCTATCAGCACCTTACCCATCACACTGTGTGGGACGCATTAGACAACAGCCAAGTAACGCACAATGACCTTATGAAAGCTATGCGCGGGTATGCGGATGGCGGTGAAGTTGATTCAGACGGCGTTACACTTGACGACTTCTTGAGCAAACAAGGTTACTAATGGCTACCGAGTTCCCGATTGATCCAGAGTACAGCCGTTTTGTTGACGGTCAACCCGATGATGTTAAACAGCCAGAACCGGAACTGAACCTTGATGGTTCCAACATTGAGGAGTTGCCGGATGGGTCTGCGATCGTTCACATGGAGATTGAGGGTCCGCTAGACAACGAGGACTTCTACCAGAACCTTGCGGATGACGCGAGTTTTGATTTCATTGAACTTGATGGAATTGCTCTGCGATATATCGAGTATGCGGAGAAGGACAAAGAAGCCCGGAAAGAGCGTGACAAGCAGTACGAGGAAGGAATTCGGCGCACTGGATTGGGCAATGACGCACCCGGCGGGGCTAACTTTAACGGAGCGAGCAAAGTAGTTCACCCGGCGATGGCTGAAGCCTGTGTGGATTTTGCTGCTCGTGCCATCAAAGAGATGTTTCCGCCTGATGGCCCAACCAAGACCAAAATTCTCGGTGATGTTGACGACGACAAGGTCAAGCAGGCAGAGCGCAAAGTCGAGTTCATGAACTGGCAGTTGACGGAGCAGATTGAAGAGTTCCGCGACGAAGAGGAGCAGATGCTCACTCAGTTGCCGTTAGGTGGCAGCCAGTACCTGAAGCTCTGGTACGACGAAAAGAAGAAGCGCCCGTGCGCTGAGTTCTTGCCAATTGACAACGTCCTGATCCCGTTTGCGGCAGGAAATTTCTATACGGCTCAACGAGTTACCGAAGTTCACGACCTATCGGACTACGAATTCAAGAATCGGGTGCGGTCTGGGCTGTACCGCGACGTAGATTTTGTCAAAACGAGCATTGAGCCTGAGCAAACGGGGCCTCAGAAGGCCACGGACAAGATTGAAGGCAAGCGATCGGGCGACAACGAGGATGGGATTCGTCGGGTTTATCACGTCTACACTTGGTTGGAGTTAGATGACGACCCGTACACCAAGGGGGAGATGGCTCCGTACATCCTGATGATTGACGATCAGAACACGGAAGTGATCGGGTTGTACCGCAACTGGGAGGAAGGCGATGAAACAATGGCCAAACTTGACTGGATTGCTGAGTTTAAGTTTATACCTTGGCGAGGTGCTTATGCTGTTGGTCTTCCTCATCTTATTGGGGGGCTTTCTGCTGCTCTCACCGGTTCTCTTCGGGCTCTTCTAGACACCGCGCACATCAATAATGCGGCAACAATGCTCAAACTGAAGGGGGCAAAAGTCTCCGGTCAGTCTCAGCAGGTTGAAATCACTCAGGTTAATGAGATTGAGGCCGCTCCGGGGGTGGACGACATCCGCAAACTTGCGATGCCGATGCCGTTTAACCCCCCAAGCACAGTTCTGTTTGAGTTGCTGCAGTGGCTGACCGCTCAAGCCAAGGGGGTGATCACTACCGCGGAAGAAAAGATTGCGGATGTGAACTCCAATATGCCTGTTGGGACAACACAGGCGCTGATTGAGCAGGGCGCGGTTGTTTTCTCGTCCATTCACGCCCGTTTGCACCAGTCGCAGGGCAAGGTTCTCAACATTCTGAGCCGAATCAACCGCTGGTACCTCGATGACATGAGGAGGGGCGAGGTTGTTGAGGATTTAGAGATTGCTCGTGAGGATTTTGCTCGTTTGACGGACGTTGTGCCGGTTTCTGACCCGCATATCTTCTCGGAAACGCAGCGGATGGCCCAGACCCAAGCGGTTATGGCCATCATGGACAAGAATCCGGACCTTTTCAACCGTAAAGCGGTGATTTCGCGGTTCTTGAAGCAAATTAAGGTGCCGGGAATCAATGAGTTGTTGATTGATGAGCCAGCGCCGGAGAAGGCGGACGCGGTAAACGAGAACGTGTCAATGTCTATCGGTCAGGCGGCGTTCGCGTACCCTGAGCAAGACCACTTAGCGCACATTCAGGTGCATTTGGACTACGCCAAGGATCCAGCGCTGGGAAGCAACCCTATGCTTGCTGGTGGTTACCTGCCCAAGGCTATGGAACACATCAAGCAGCACATTGTGTTGTGGTATCTGAACCGGATGAACGGGTACGCCACGCAGGCGCTAGGCAAAGAGGTCAGGAACTACGAGATCGAGAAAGATCCGAAGATGATTGACAAGTTGTTTGCTGCTGCGTCTAAGCACATCACGCTTGATACGCAAGAAACGCTTGGCGGGATTGTGCCGGTAATCCAGCAAATGATGAAGACGATGGAGCAATTCAAACCTAAGCCTCCGATGGATGGTGCTGACCAAGTGTTGATGCAGACCTCGATGGCCGAGACTCAGCGCCGGTCGCAGCGTGATCAGGCTGAGATTCAAATTCAGCAGCAGAAAGCTCAGGTGGACGCGCAAGAGAAGATGGCACGGATGCAGATGGATCACCAGATTGCAACGGAAGATCTACAATTGCGGCTTGCGATTGCGACGGGTGATAATGAAACCAAAGAGCGTATTGAAACTGCTCGATTGACTAGGGATGCGGCGCGTTTAAGTCATGATCAGCAGAAGACGGCTTTGGAATTTGCGAAGGGCGGTTTGGTTCAACAAGGAGATCAGTATGGGTACGAGTGACGCAGAGCAGAAGGGGCCTATGGTTCCGCAACACAAACGTATGGCTCAGGGTGCTCCGGTTAACGGTGCTCCGGCAAAACAAACGGGAAGTGCATTGCCAGCGAAGAAAAAGTGAAGACATTAGGCGACCTGATTGGCGGAATCAAAAGTAGACAGCTAGAAATAGCTGCGTCCCTAGCCGCAGGAAATGCGGTGAATTGGGACGCTTATGTCCGCATGACGGGTCATCACGCGGGGCTGCAAGAGGCCCTAGATATCCTCAACTCCTTAATGGAAGAAAAAGATGACTAACCAAGAGGCGCTGAAAGAAAGCGCTGAGTTAGCTTGGGCGTTTCCAAGCGTAGATCCCGGAGCCAAGCCACTTGGCGGCCGGATTCTTGTGCAACTACGTCGGACTAAGAAGAAGACTTCTGGTTCCGGCATTATTTTGGTTGAAGAGACCAAAGAGACTGAGAAGTGGCAGAACATGGTGGCCAAGGTCATTCATGTTGGACCGCTGGCGTTTAAGCACCGCGATTCAATGCAGTCATGGCCGGAAGGCTCGTGGTGTGAGCCCGGCGACTTCATCCGCGTTCCTAAGTGGGGTGGCGATCGTTGGGAAGTTGATGTGCCGGGTCAGCCTGACGAGGATCCTGCATTGTTTGCCGTTTTCAACGATCACGAGATGATTGCGAAAGTTACGGGTGACCCCTTGACCATGAGGGCGTACCTATGAGCACCGAAGATCTCAAAGAGGAGATTGCGATCGTTGAGTCTGCTGATGGGTCGGTAACGGCGGAGTTGCCTGAAGGGGTCGAAAACCCCCAACAGGAAGCCTCAGGAGGCGACGACGACGCAGATCATCCCGATGATACGGACGCGCAGCGGGACGCTCGTAGGAACCGTCGCAGGGCCAAGAAGGACCACATCCGCAAGTCCAACGAAGAGAAGGACACGCGCCTGACGCTGCTGCATAAGCAGAATCAAGAGTTGATGGAGCGTCTTGCTGGTTTAGAGCGTAAGTCCTATTCGGCTGATCTTGCAAGATTGGACAAGGCCATTGAGGACGAGGAACTCCGTCTGAACTATGCCACGGCCAAAATGCGTGAGGCTACGGATACGGCCAACGGCACTGCGTTCACGCAGGCGCAGCAGATGTGGTACGACTCCAAGCGCAAGATTGAGGCAATGAATGGCTTCAAACATCGAGCGGCAGAGGCTGGTGAGCAGCAAAGCCAAGGAACGGTTAATCCTGATGCGGTTCGGTTAGCGCATCGTTGGATTGACAAGAATCCGTGGTTTGATCAAAACGGTGATGACGAGGATTCACAAATTGTTCGCGTCATTGACCAAAAGATGATTAAAGAGGGATGGAATCCTTCAGATGCAGACTTTTGGGAAGAATTAGATAGCCGCTTGCAAAAGAGGCTTCCAGAGAAGTACAATCAGAGAAGTGAATCAAATAGGAGCAGACCTAGAAGCGTGGTGACGGGAACGGGAAGGGAGACGGGTAGGGCCTCTGGGGGCAACACCTTTGTTCTTGAACCGGAGCAAGTGCGAGCGATGAAGGATGCGGGGCTTTGGGATGATCCAGAGAAACGTGCCCGAATGATCAAACGCTATGCCGCAGAAGCCAAACTTAATAGGAATGCTTGAAATGGATTCACGACTTAAAAAATCTCTTAGTGCCGGTGGACGCGAAACTCGCGCAAGCGAGGACGCAGAACGCGGACCTGTTGAAGAGAAGTTCATGACCGCGCAGGAACGTCGCAGGATGTGGAGCGAGGAATGGACACAAAGTGCGCTGCCAAAGGTTCCGGATATTCCGGGATGGCACCTTTGCTGGCTATCGACGACCAACAGCTACGACAGTATTGATAAGCGCATCAGACTTGGGTACGTTCCCGTGCAAGCGGATGAGTTACCGGGGTTTGAGAATTGGCGTGTAAAGGCTGGCGAAGACATAGGTTTCATTGCTTGCAACGAGATGCGTCTGTACAAGCTCCCAATGGAGTTGTATCAGGACATCATGTTGCAAATGCACCATGAGATGCCTAACGACGAGTCGGACAAGATCCGGCTACAAGTTGAGAACATTCAAGGTGCGCGTGACAGTTCAGGCAGGAGTCTGGGCAAGGTCGAAGGCGAAGGCTTTGGCGAATTGGACCGAACTGTTAGGACGCCGGTATTTTCCGGTTAACAAAGGAGTATTGCTATGTCAGCAGTTAGTGCTCCGTTCGGCTTGCGCCCCTCGTTCCATCCGTCTGGTCTGGATCGGGCTATTGCGCTCGCTAACGGTATTGCTTCGACCTACAACACTGGTATTTTGAAAGGCCAGCCTGTAGCGTTGAACACGTCTGGAAACATCATCATTGCAACGGCTGGTAGTGCCTACCAAGGTGCTTTTGCTGGGCAAGAGTTTACCGACCTAACCGGTCGCCGCCAAATCAGCAACCAGTGGGTCGCCAACACGGCCTACACAACCGGTTCTCAAGTCACCTATTACTACTCTGACCCGAATATCGTTTACGACATTCAGGCCAACGGTAGTTTGGCTCAGACCTCGATTGGTGATCAGGCTAACTTCGCTAGTGCAACTGCTGGCTCGACGACTACGGGTCTGTCGCAGTGCATGATCTCGACCACATTGGCTGGTTCGGGAGCAGTTGGCGATATGCGGATCATCGGCCTCACCCCTGCAGTTGACAACGACTGGGGCGATGCTTACACGGTTGTTCAGGTTCAAGTGAGCCGCAGCCAGTACGTTGCAACCATTAACGCATTTTAAGGAGGGGTAAGTCATGGCAGCCCCAATGCGCAGTACGGACTTCCGGAGCATCGTTGAGCCGATCCTCAATGAGTGTTTTGATGGAGTCTATGATCAGCGTACCGATGAGTGGTCGCGGGTTTTCCGCGAGCAGACCGGTATTCCCCGTAACTACCACGAAGAGCCCGTCCTGTACGGTTTCGGTGCGGCACCTCAACTGCCTGACGGGACTCCGGTTTCGTACCAGCAGGGTGGTGTTCTGTTCCTGCAGCGCTATGTGTACAACGTGTATGGCCTAGCCTTCGCGTTGACCAAAGTGCTGGTTGAGGACGGCGACCACATCCGTATCGGTAACGTTTACGCTCGTCACCTTGCTCAGTCTTTGATTGAGACCAAAGAGACGTTGTCGGCAAACGTGCTCAACCGTGCGTTCAACAGTTCGTATGTCGGTGGCGACGGCGTCTCGCTGATCAACACCGCTCACCCGATCGTGAACGGTTCGTTCTCTAACCAGTTGGCTACCGCAGCAAACCTGTCGCAGACCTCGCTTGAGCAGATGCTCATCCAGATCCGTCAGTCGGTGGACAACAACGGCAAGAAGATTCGTCTGGTTCCACGTCAACTGGTGGTTGCACCGGGCAACGTGTTCCAAGCGGAAGTTTTGCTGAAGTCGGTTCTGCGTGCAGGCACGGCTAACAACGACATCAA